AGATTTGCTTTGGGACAAACTCGGTCAAGTTGAGAATCCTGCGAAGGGTTACCCGGCAAGGCTTCTGCTGACCTATCTCGTAGTCCCGAATCTCAAGCAGCCTCCAACGGACCCCTCCGTAGTAGATGGGAGTGCGGAAGTCAAGTTGGCTGATGTCCACGGCATTAAGCATGATGGAGAGTTCCAACTGCATCGCCTCACGACTGACGGTTTCTTGGATGAAGTTCCACCAATAGATGTTAAAGAGGTTGTTGTTCGTGTATAGGTAAGGGTCGCTATTTGCGGCGACATTCACCGCATAGTACAACTGCTTAGGGATTCCAAAGGCAAGGTCAAAATCTGCTGCGTAAGGGTTGTCAAGGTGGCTGACGAATGGCAGGCTCAACAACGACTCTGCGAGTGCTACCGAACCGCTGACTCCGTATTGGTAGGCCCACGTCGTCGGGGCTTCAATGAGGTTGTATTGGGCTATGCGGTAACCGCTCTGCAAGGTCTTGATGGTTCCCGACAAAGCGGAGCCATCCAAGTCCCAAGCCCTGCCGATTACCTTATCCGTTGTGAAGTTCGCAGGGATTAGAGTGCTGCAAGCGAGTTCGACGACGTTCTCGCCTTTGCCGTAGAAGTTGTCGGTTGTGAAGATTCGCCCTCCGTAGCCTTCCTTGGCAAGCGGGTAGTTCGACTTGTCCAACTTTGACAAATAGTCCCCGGCATCCTTGTACTTGAACACGATGGTCTTGTATTGGTTCGGGTCCCCGTTCGTGATGTTCTGCTCGGCATTCTCATCCGATTTCTGCGACCAGTCCACGACCCCCGATGAATAGAAGTCCACCCAAGGCTCCACGATGAGGTTCTTCGGGTCGGCAGGGTCCGGCATGAAATAGAGGTTGAACATCTTTTGCAGGTCTTGCAGGAGGTCGCTCTGCTTCACGTCAGCAGGCAGGGCGGTCCTCATGTCAATAAATGATGCAGCAGGGTTTTCAAGGCACTCCCATAAGACCGTTGCACCCGAAAAAATTGTTCCTGCTCCAGCAGGGTTGGTAAACACGAATCCGATATTTGCAGTCGTATTGGCCGGAATGGTTACGTTGCTGAAAATGGTGGCGTTTACTTGCGTATTTCCACTTGCATCTAAAGGTAATTGTAGGCCTGTTATTACCGCATTATCCGTTGAGTCGGTCAAGTTCCTGACCGACATATTAAACCTTGCCGTATTGCTTCCTGCACCAACAAGTTGTAAAGAATATGTAACGGTTATATTCCATCTCGTAGGAACTGCCGGAGCGACAAAGGTGCTTGACGAAGGAACCCAATATCCGGGCCGGTCGTAGTAGGTCCCAGTTTCATCTTGGAACCGCATCGTCAGGTTTTGATTTGTTGCCCCTGTAACCGCCCCCGTACTTGCAACAAAAATCGCAGACCCCGAAAGGTTAAGCGCCAACTGCCCAGCAGCGTAAGGAATAACCAACTTGCCGAACCGCTCCGAGTTAAAGAACTCCGAGGTGTAGCGATACCCTGCCTGTGCGAAGATGAGGTCCACCATCTTCTTCACATAAATGCTTGGTGTCATCTTGTAAACAGGCACGGCAAACCACCCCTGCGTAACTACGTCCGTGTAGCCGTAGGAATCTATCAAGCCGTAAACATAACCACTTGCACCGCTTGCGGTCCAAGTCGCAGAAACATGGGATGAAGTGATGTTGTGGTTCATACCGCTTACCCCAACCGTTGTTGCAAGGAGGTTGCCTTCAATAGCCTTGAACAGGCTTACGTCGTCCGAGAATAGGCCCACCTCGTAGGTAACCTCTCCCCGGATTTTGGACATGGAAATCAGTTGCAGCACTCCGCTGAATACCTGCACCCCGTCCTCCCACATCGCTGCACGAATCTTCTTGTTTGGTTGGAATCCACCCACGAAGGACTGAATGTTGTAGGCATGACCAAAGCAATCCCGATTTGTTGTCGTATTAGGCAACGTGATGGTCTTGGAGAACGAACCCCTCCGCTTGGTGATGTCGGCAATGTCCTCTACCGAAAACGTGAGGGCGATGTCGATTTCCCCCATCGTGTCCAACACATAAGCCAGTTCGGGTTGGTCGTAAAGGGTCGCAAAGGTTGAGAATAGGCAGCCAAAGCAAGCGTCCTCCCGACTTGTAGCACCATCGGCATCGGCTCGGTCGTTAAACGCATTCCAAGCCTGCAAGTCGGTGGTGTAGTCAGCGGTCGGGTAGGCGATGAGGGTTACGCTCATAGGATGTTGTTCTTGTAAGCCACGGCAACCTCGACCTGCAACTGCGTGAGGCGGTCGTTTCTGCGGGTCGTGAATTGGTAAGTATTAGCGTTCACAATGGCCTCCACTAACTGCCCATCCAGTTCAAGCCATACCTGCCCGGAACGGACCATCTCAATCAGCCAAGCCGATTCGGCATCGGTCAGCCAATCGGAGTTGAGGGCGTAAACGTAGTCGAACTCCCCTGACCAAACTTTGTCGTAGGTGGTAGTCGCATAAACGTCCGAGTTGTAGCCGAAGGTCTGCCGGGTAATGTTGGCCCGCTTGCGGTTCTTAAGCGTGAAGGTGTAGGAGTCAATGCCCCCGTACTTGTTTTGAAAATGGACCGGGATGGAGTTGAATCGCTCGCAGGGTCCGAAGGTGAAGGTGGTGATGACTGACCCCGAACCCTGATTGGCCAAGAACTGCACCGTGTAGGAATCCCCCTCCACCGCTCCGCTTAGTGCTGCGATGGTTCCCGATAGTTGTGCAGGTCCGCATCCGAAGCGTTGGACATTGAAATCCGTTGTACCTGAAAGGCTTGGGCTTACGGCTATGTCGTAATTGACCCCCTTGTAAGCGACACGGCCCGAAACGAGGTATGTGTCATTGGCGGACACCGTGCTGAACTTGGTGGCGTTGATAGCAAGCCAAGCCTTGCCTCCACGGTATACGGTGAAGGCCGTAGGTGTTGTCAAGGGTTTCACGGAGTTGAACGAGGACCCGATTCGGAAGTAAGGGCTTAGGCTCCAGTCCTGAAACTCCAACTGCTCCAAGTTTCCTGCAAACCCCATGACCCCGCTGACGGTGGTAACCGTTCCCGTCTGCACGACAGGGGTGTTGCCGTATTCCTCCATGAAGTCGAGCCTGTAACCCGAATAGTACCCGGCATGATCCACGAAGCCCGTTTGGGTCAGCGATGGCTTAGTCGGGGCAATCAGGGTTTCAACGACCTTGGCAACGTCAAAGAATCCGAAATTGGTGCTGGGCAGTTTGTCGCACTTTAGCCGGGCAAGGGTCGTCCCTGCTGGGTTCTTGACATCGCAGACGTACCTGTAATTTGGTTGAGCAATCAGCGAACCGCTGACCTTGAAAAGCATCTTGTTGTAAACGGGGGTTGCTACGAGAGGCGACCCGGAAAGGACGGTTGTTGCCATTTTATAGTTTGGTTGCTACGCTTATGGATTTGCCAAGGGTTTCAGCGATGGTGTTCACCAAAACGTCTATCATTTCAGGGGATAGGGCGTTGCTCATAAACTTGGTTCCCCTGACACCTCGCTCACGGATAGCAAAGGCCATAGACCTACCCATGACCAATCCTTGCTCCTGCTTGGTCCGCATTCGCTCAAGTTTGCGTGAGTAGGTTGGAACGACAGGAATGCCCTTATTTGCAATCCAGTCCGCTATGGCTTGGGGTGGTGGAATCTTCTTGTCGTACCTGAACTTTGAGTCCCTTGCGGATATGTAACTTGATGACCTTCCGTGAACCCCTTGGTCCACGTACTTCCAATAGGGGTTCGCCATGATAGCCACGACGATTTGCTTTGCGGATAGTTCGATGTCTTCGGGTGCGATGGATGCCGATAGCGTTCCCCCTGCGTTTGCGTTGGCTGCTTCGAGGTTTTTCTTCGCAAGTTCGATGACCCGTTCAATCCACTTGATCAAGACATCATGGGTTGGCGACTTGCCTCCACCCTTGGGGCCGACGACTGAACCAATCCCCTCCAAAGCGGTTTCGTCGATGCCTTTCATCGAACCGCTGCCGAACTTGTTTACGGGCTTACCATTGGCGAGGATGGTTGTTTCCATGTGGGTAAATGTAACCCGTGCAGGATAGTGTCTATCTGCGCCTTGCTCGCTCCGCTTCCATCCGTTCTGCTTCCAAGATGTCGTGAATCAGGAGTGCATAGTTCAGGAACTCCACCGCCTTCATCGCAAAGATGGCATCAAATTTCAGTACGTCCTTGTTTGCCATCCGCCACACCACCATCAGCCAACCGTAGCCAGCAAGAGGGCTTACGTCAGCCCCTCGGCCGTCTTCATCAGGTGCTTGGAATAGTCGCTCAAAACTTTCAAGTAGGGTTCGGAACTTAGCAAAAAAAAACTGACAACCCCCCAAACGTCGCCCACCTTAGCGTGTTTCTTCATTAGTTCGGCTCTTTCAGCATGGGCAGCCCCGTCGTACTTTTTCGGGAAGAATCCGAATAGACCGCCTTCCCGGCATAGAGTAGCCATGATGCGATGGAGGTTTTGGAGCAGTTGCTTTTCGTCGGTCGTGTTTGCGTCCATCAGTTCAATCAACTGCCCAGCCGTCAACTCGTCCGTGAACACCGTTGGAATCCACCACTTGCCCCCGGCTTTAAACTTTCGCTTGTAACCCAATGCAGGCAATGCGTTCCACTCGCTGATAATGGCCTTGTAACGCTTTAGGACGCTCTTGGCGGACATCTCTCGAACGAGTGATATATCCACCCCCTCAACGATTGCAACGACCCCTGCTCGCTTGTCGTAGTCCCCAAGGACGCTGCTGAACTCAATGGCTCCGATGCGTTGGAACTGGTCGATGGTGAGGTCTTGGAGTTTCATGGCCATAACTTGGGTCTTGAGTTGCAACGGATTTCGGGAACGACAACCATGGGCAGGTCGTTAAGCAGGGCGAGGTTGGTCAGGATGCTTTGGTCGTGCCTGTGGTCAATGAATGATGGGTGGTTCGGATACTCGCTTGGGTCGTCATTCACGGCCTTGTCAACGTGCAGCCACTTGGACCACTCGTACATGAGGTCAATCGTGAAGTCGGTCTTGCGTAGTCCGAGGAACCCTGCCTCTATCTGCATCGGCTTCTCGCTGAAGAACTGAAGGCAGTCCATCAAGGCGTAGCAGTCGCCCTTGGTGTATGAGATATGGTTGTGAAAGTTTTGATGCAACAGGATGGGGTTGTCTTGCAGGTACTGCTTGGCAAACTCAAAGCAGCCATCTCCGTGCAGGTCTTGGGCATCGAGGTAAAGCAGGGCTTCGTCCTCCTGCAAGTCAAAGAGAGCGTCAAGGATGATTTGAGGCTTCCACCTCCACCAGTTGTTGCCCCTGCCCGGACGTTTCTCGTCCTCGGTGGTCGTAATCGGGAAAGGGTACTGGTTAGCCTGCGCCCTCGCTGCTGGAAGGTACTCACTCGTTGCGTAGTTGACCCCGACCAAATACATCTTAGAACCCGTGAGAGTTGGCGAAGGCGTGCTTGAATGCAGCCACGTTGTAGGGAATATCAGCGAATCGCTGCGAGTATGCTCGTTCTAAAATGTGGCCGACGTGGGGAATAGCGACCAACTTCTGCTCAATGCAAGCGATGGTTAGGTCAAGGTAGGAATCGTCCCAAGTCAGCGTGTAATTGGAAGTTACAGGCACGACGGGTTGATGGAACTCCTTTGCCCCCCTTCCAGTCAGTTGCTTGATGTGTGGCTCGTAATTATCACCGCACGACCAGTAAGGCACAACGTCCACAGGGACTCGGAAATAGGCGCAGTAGGCTCGTTGGTCAAAGTCGCCTGTCTTGGTGAGGTCGTACTCGAACAGGTTCACGACATCTCCGTTCTTGATGTAGCCGTTCTTGGCTAAAGCGTACCACCCCGTCCAAGCGACGAGGTTACGATGGCTCTCGATGTTGTCGGGTTCGTTCCTTGCAACGATATGGTCAAGACCAGCCATGCCGTCAAAGTCCTTGAACCCAAGCATGACCCAAGTGTAGGGGGCTAAGTCCTTGAACCTTCCCTCGGCTTCGCATTGCTTCACGATGTCGGTATCGTGGCAGAAGATGTAAGTTTTTGCCTTCATTTCTTGTAGAGGGTTAAAAGCATTCTGCCTCGTTGGTCCGTTGATCCCTTGGATTCGTGTGGCTGCAGTTGGCTCGTAAGGTTGACCATCGTCAACAGTTCGGCATCGTGGATGACCATCGTCCCACCGGGGTTGAGGGCTTTGTTGAACAAGGCAACCATTTCGGGAATCATGCCGTCCCCGTGGTCCGAGTCGTGAAAGATGAAATCAAAAGTCCTGACTTCTTGCAGGGCCATGTGGCTCGGTTGATTGTTCCATTCGACCTTGAACTTGGACAGGAGTGCTTTGCGCTTATCTTCTACGGTTGTGTCGGTATCGTAAACAACCACGTCAAGCCCGGCCAAGGCGATAGCGAGCGTCGAGTGTCCGAGGTAGGAACCCAGTTCTAAAGCGTGGCCTCCTTTGTGCTTCTTGGCTTCTTCGTAGATTTCAATGATGTGGTCCACCGCAGTCGTGTAGATGTGCGAGTAGTCTAAGGCTTTGAGTTGGTCGATGTGTTTTTTCATGCTCAAAAAGTTACAACGAATTTTTCAGGTGAAGGCCAGCCGGGGTTGGAATCAAATACCTTGGTGTCGGGTTTCTTTCCTATCCAATGCTCGGCTTGGAATCGGTGGTCCCTTGCAGGTTCTCCAAGTTGCTTGATGTGGGACGACTTGGCCCACCAAAAGTTGCCCCCAAAGTAGGAATAGCCTTCGGGGTTGTTGGCATCGGCCATGTGTGGGAACTGCTCCTTGGTAATCCAATGACAACCGACTGCATCCACGCCTTCGAGCATTTGCATGGACCGCTCCCAAGCGACCACGTTGAAGAATAGCATGGACCTGTTCCAAAGTTGGGTGGTCAAGGATGGGTTCGCAGCCCCCTTCGTGTGGGCGTACAGGTACACGGCTTCCTCTTCCTGCGAGGCCCGGTACATCTCGGTCAGGGTCGCCTGCTCCCAAGCGTTGGTCCGGGTTACTACGACCTTGACCTTATCGGCCACCATCGAGCCTTCCAGCACCTCCTTGACCGCCTTGCGTTGTTCGGGTGGACCGACGATACCTACACGAATCTCATCCAAGACCCCGATGAGGCCATAGTTGCAGACCGCCATCATGTGCTGGTTCAGGATTAACTGCCAGTTGCCTCCGCAGTAGATGTGGTAGTAGTGGACGACTTTCATAAGGTCCAAAGGAGGGTTAGAAGGGTGATGATGAAGAAAATGGCTGCAAGCGTCTTGCCGATTTCGATTAGCAGGTCAAGGATGCGTTCGGTGTTCATATTGCGATACCAAGTAACCCACAAAGGAAAAGAGCCACCTTGTAGCCAATAATGCAAGCAATAGCCGTAATGACAGTCGCACCGGTTAGCACCAATGTAAGCGTAAGAAAGAACTCCACGATTCGAGGAATATCGCCTAAATTTATGAGGATTACGTCTTTGATGTGCTTTAGGTTCATGGTTTTGAGGTTTAGTCCTGCAAAGTTACACCACAACATACTTCCCTGAGTTACTGACCCGTAACTTGTTGAGTGCCACATACCGCATCGCATCGCAGGCGTGGTTGAACGAGTCAATCGGGACCCCCGTGTTCTTGCCCTCTTTGTCGGTTGCCCAAGTGTAGGACCGCAGTTCCTTGATAAGGTTTGTGCTATCCTTGGTAACCTGCAACTTAAATCGTTTCAGGATGTCGATGCCGTTCCGAACCGAATCGGGGCCTTTCTCCGCTGGCTTGATGTTGAAACCTAACCGATAGATTTCCTCGATGCTCTTGGGTTCTGCTGAATCCGCCACGATTTCCCAAGCCCTTGTGATGCCCAGCGACCGCAACTTGTCTGCGATGTCTTGGTTCGTGAGGCCCGTAGCGTAGAGCAGTTCTTGGATGAGCAAGCAGTCCCCTTGGCGGTAGATAGCGACCAAGGCCGTAGGGTCGTTGCTGAAGCCCCAGTCAAGCCCAAGGGCGACGAATTTCGCTCGGCTGACATCTATACCCTCCACGACCTCGAAGTCCTCGTATATCGCACCCTGAAGCGTCCCGACTTGACCGAGGCCGTAGACTTTGTACCAGTTGGCCCAATACTCCGAAGTTTCAGCCTTGACCCTCGCTTTCTCAATGAAGTCCCTTGCACTCTTGGGGCAGGCTTCGTTGTCCTTGTAAGTTAGAATGAGGAAGTCCACGTCCTCATCGTGCATCAGTTCGGAGTGAAACCAAAACTCATTGACCGGGTTCCAGTCAAGGATGACCGACTGCTTGGTCCGTGCTGCCAATTCCGTGTAAGCGTGGAAGGATAGGTTGTTGGCCTCGTTCATGTAAAGCCTGTCCCTTCTTGCACCCCTTAACTTGGAATCGTCATCGGCCGAAAAGAACTCGATGTAAGATCCGTTAGCGAACTTGTATCGAAAGTCGGTGGCGTTCCATCGGGCAGCGTTGAACCGCCCAGTCACGGTCATAATCTTCATGAAGTCCCTCATGGCCCCACGCTTGAGGTGTGGGATGGACTCGGCTACAACGCTCGTTTCCGTGTAAGGGTTCTTAGTGCAGTAGTCGATTTCAACTGCAAGGATGGAATACGTCTTGGATGCACTGGAACCGCCTTGTACCCCTTTGACGAACCGCTTTAACTCACGGACCTTATTTACGGCCGTGGTTCGGATGAACTTCTCCTGCTCTTTCAAGGGTCTTTATCTTTTGCAGGTAAACCACCGCATCCATCAGTTCCTCCTGTAAGTGCTGAATCCACTCCATCCGGGTCAGGTCGTTGCGGTCCATGGTCGTCCCGTACTTGGCTTCGCCCTGCTCGGCTCTTGTCCTGAATTGGTCAATGACTCCCTCAACGATAGAATCAGTCATTGTCGGGGAATAGGGGTTGCTCGATGTGAACAGTGTTCTCTTGGCGTTCCACGAGGTTGTTGAGGCGTTGAGTGATGGATGGGTTGTAGATGCCAGCCATGCCTCCCTTGATTTGGTCGGCTCGGATGCTTTTCTTTATACGTGAGCAGACCTCCGAAAACATTTCGTACCTGTTGTCTTTGTTGGTAAAATACTCATCTGCACCGCTCCTGACACCCTTATCCCAAAGATGCAGAGCAAAGCCCTCCATCGTCAATGGGGCCTCCTTTTCACGATAGACCTCTATTGCTTTTGGCCCAACCCAATCTTTTACGAGGATAGGTTGTGCCTTCGTCTTGGCGCAATACTGCACGAATTCCTCCCAAAGTTGTTCGGGGGTTTCAAAAGAACGGGGTCGGCCTGTCATCAGTATTCGATTTTGTCTATGAGTTCGTCTATTTTGTCCACTATCTTCATCTTGACCGCAAATGCGTTTGGTGAGTTAGAATCGTCCACCGCTCCGATACAGTCGCAGAGGGTCGTGATGACCATCATGAGCGAGTCCATCCGAGCCTGCACTTGGGCTTCGTCATCCTTCGCCTTCGAGTTCGCCAAGTTCTCGGAGTTTATTTCTGCTCCACGATAATGCCGACTTGCCACCCCAAAGGAGATAACTGATGTAACCGCAGTCGCTGGTGTCGTCAGCGTTGTCGTAGTAGGTTTCAGCCCTTGACAGGTAGGAGTGCATCCGCTTGATGGTTTCCACCGAGATGGCTTCCCCGTTGGCTAACTGCTGCGCCCGGACCTTACCCGTCTGCGTCGCACACTTGTTGCCGTTCCGCTCGTTGAGTTCTATCCCTCGCTTGGCATTGTTCCTGATGCCTTCCCCATAGTCCGAATAAGACTCGAACTGCTGCCTTTTGTGATTCTCCCACGTTGAGCCGCAAACGGCCAATCTTTGAGCCGTATCAGGGAACTCTGCATTGGTTTGATTATTGCTCATGCAGCGACCGATGAAGCCTTCTCTTGACTCGTTATTGTTCGGGATTGGCAGGGGCATTCAGGGAGTGGTTTATGGTGTTTTGGTTGGCTTCGGCAAACAAGTCCGCTTGCAGGTAAATGTATTGGAGAGCCGATTTTACGCAGTCTGCGCACCACCAATTCGTAGGCGGTCGTCCGTGAGCGGTCAGGATGGCTTGCAGTTCCCCAACCGCATCGGGTGGCAGTCGCATCGTTAGAGATGCCACATATTGGTCCCAATACTTCCTGTGCTTTTGGGCGATTACGAACTGGTCGTTGGTCATTTGAAGGTCCATTCTCGGAGTAGGATTGCGGTGGCAGATGAGGCAAGCCCAAGGATAGGGGCCAAGTACCATTGGCAGGTCGGCAGGGTCAGGGCAAAGCCAAGCCAAAACCCGAAGCAGGTCATACAACTAAACGGCTTCCGCTTGGCAAAGGGCAAAGCGTAGAACCAACCCGGCAGCACCCGGAACTCCACGACCGCAAGGGTCGCTAAAGCACTAATCAGGATGGGATAGACCAGTATATCCATTGGACTCGATTGCGGTTTTGATTTTGGCCTTGGCCTGTTCGATGGAGTAAATGATGGACCTGTACGGGATGCCCGTTTCCCGGCTCATGGCTTTCATGTTCCCCGTCTGCATGAGCAGGTTCAGCAGTTCTTTGTCGTACGGGAAGGCTCCGTCCTTGGCCCAAGAGTCCATCTCTTGCTGGGCAATAGCCCAAAGGTCGTCAAGCAGGGAGTCGTAGTCCTTGCTTAGTTCTTGGGTTTCGGGGTCAACCTCGACACGCTCGTCGTGGTGGCGGTACTTCTTGGCGAATTGATTGTTGTTGCCCCGGTACAGGTTCATTATCAAACGAACGATGTAAAAACGCAGGTACCCTTGGACCTGCATCTTGGTAATCTTGTCGGGGTCTTTTTCGAGCAGAATCAGGACGACCTCTTGCTCGAGGTCCTTCCAAAGCGGATTGCCCCCCGTAATGGTGAGGCAAGCCTTGCGGATTTCTCCGCTGCGATAAAGGTCA